TTCATATTTAGAAAATTTTTCCTTATTATATTCTATATAGTATGTGTGGTTATTTGAAGAAAAGTGAAAAACAAGTATCAACCGATTATTCTCTCCAACCTTACATTTATAAACTGGAAATATGGTTGTATCGTATGTGGTTGGTAATATGTCTTTTCGTGATTTCAATTCATAAAATGTTCCTTCTTCCCCAACCCAATCGCTTGTGTGATACTGACTGGTTTTGGTTAGAGTGTCAGCAAAATATTGTTCAAGAATGGGACAAACCTCCTCCTCCATTTTTAATCCATATTTTAAATCACTTTGTATTTGCTCTAAACATTTTTCTTGAAGTCTTTTTTCACAGAAAGCACGAAAATCAGTTATAGGCATTATATATTAACCAAAGATTAAGTTTTTCCTAAATAAACGAATTATCTTTTTCCTGCGTATCCAAGAAATATACCTTGCCAGTTGTATAATTCATATACCCAGTCAGGATTATCACTTTTCATTATTACAATTCCATTTTTGTTCTTCAAGGGAAATATGGGTGTATTCTTACTTCGCATAAAAAAAAGAAAGAATATTATTATTATTTTTTTACGAATTTATTTATTAATAAAATATTTTCTCAAACTTGTATAGTAAGTAGTTTTCTCTTGTAAGAATAAAGCATATTGACGATATGCTTCATTATTTTTGTGAAGAGTATCTCTGTCAAACCGACGAGTTTGACTTGGGTCTTGACTTATTATTAATAAATTAGTTTCTTCTTTACTATCAGCAATTTCTTCCAATTGAAGAAGTCCATATTCTTTGAACCTTTCCAACCCTTTATCATACATTTCTATATTTCCATTTAATAAACCAGCGTATATTTCAATTCTTCCTTTTAAAAATTTTATTTGATTGGTAATAAAAGAAGGTGTATCAATATTCATTTTTTTTCGTTCTATTAATTCTTGGTGGAGTTTTTTCAACATTTCATAATGTCCCTTAAATTCTATTTTCATACTTTGGTTCATAGTTGTCATTGTGTTTGAGAGTGATAGATTTCAAGGCAGTAAATCTGTTTCAATTTTAAATTTTAAATATGAACGCCAACGGCGTTAGATATTTTCTAAACGCCCAGAGGGCGTTGATAAAATATGAAGCAACTTTTCTGGAACAAGGGTAAATCAATAAATTTTCAAAACTATTTTATAGAAAAAAATAATATAAATTATAAAATTTTATTTTGGTTCAACAGGGTCAATCAAATTAATAATATATTCTTTCAAGTCCCATACTTCCATTTGAGAAATATACATATAACAATATTTTATCATAAACTCTTCAAAATTATTATCAAATTTTATATCAAACTCATTATAGTAATCTTTCAATTTATCTATGACTTCCAAAAGTTCTCTACAATTAGAGAATATATTATCATAAAATTTTTTTGTTTCTTGTTCTTGTAAATCTCCTTGTATTAAAAAGAACCAACCCCTCGCAGTTATTCTTCCTGCTTTCCAACTTCCGTCTATTTGTTGTTGAACTGGTAATGGGTCAGGCATTTCCATTTCTTCCATTTGTTTTTCAACTTTCCTATCTATCATATAACCAATATATCTTGTTATTGTTATAGAATTATATGAAACTTCACATTCTACTTGATTTTTTACTTCACATTCACATTCTTCTTCGTCATAACCACATTCATTACAGAATAAATCAGTAAATTCATATTCATATTCATTTCCCAACCATTGTTTCAATTTATCATTCACCCAATCTTCCAAATCTTCTTCTGTTTGTTTTAACAAATGTTGATATATAAGTTTTCCTCCGTCTTGTTCTGTCAGCATATATTTAATAAATTTGTCAATCACTTCAATCATTTTCATTTCAGTTTGGGTTGTCATACTGCTTTGGAATAGTGATAAATTTCAAGGCAGTAAATCCATTTCAATTTTAAATTTTAATTAGTGATAGTATAATATACTGACTTTAACAGGCAGTATATTATTTTTGAAAAAAATTTTACAAGTCAATAATATAAATTAGAGCAAATATATAATTAACTTTTGATAAAAAATATGAAGCAACTTTTCTCTCACAAGGGTCGTCGCTCTGCGACAGAGACGAAGTCTCAAATCAATAAATTCTCAAAACTATTTATGAAGAAAGAGTTGAGGAGGTTGAAGAATTGTCGTCCTCGTCTTCAATAGGAGTTTCAACAATTGTTTCTCCTCTTGCTATTTTTAACTCCACTTTGAGTTTATGAATTTTAGAAGTTTTATGTTTTCTTAAAGAGAATGCTTTCATTTCTTCTCCGCATTCGCAAACAATCAATCGTTCTCTTCTTGCTTTAATTTTATCTTTATTCTTTGCGTCATATTTTCTTTGATATTCTTTTTTCTTTTCACTATTCACTTTGTCCTTGTTTGCTTCTCTCCATTTCTTTTTCTGCTCCTTCAACTTTTCTTTGTTTGCTTCGTAATACTTTTTCCAGTAATCAGGGTCGTCGCTTTTTCTCTTGGAAGCACAAGCAAGACATTCAAAATCGTCAGTTTGAGTTGAAATCTCTCTTGTCTTTGGTGAGACTGGTGAGACTGGTGGAGTGTCAGGAACAAAAGCAAGTTCAGGAATTTCTTTTTCCAATTCTTTTATATCTTCTTGTCGGCATTCCAACGCAACTTTCGCAACTTGACATAATTCGCATTCACAATTTTCTTTGTGTTCTGCTATTTCTTTTTCCAAGTAAGGAGGAAGAGGAGTTCTTTCCATTTGTTCCTTGTAATCTTGAAGAATTGATTGAGTGATTTCTTCTTTTTTTTCTTTTTCAGGAATAAGAACAGGTTTTGGTTTGCGTCCTCGCTTTTTGACAATTGGAGTATTTTCGTCGCTCATTTGTATATTTTCTTGGATTGTCTTTAAGTTAAAATTCTCGGAACGTGTTCCGAGAATTTGAACCAAATCGCCGTTAGGCGATAAGTCTTTGTTTTGGGGAATTTGAATATCGCCGTCTGCTTCTTCCCATTCTTCAATCACATTTTTATCTGCGTCAATAATTTTTATAGTTGTATATTTCTTTGAAGAAATCAAAGAATTATATTTTTCCATAGCACCTTCATAATCAAACTTTCTTGAAAGTTTTGATTTGTTATTAAGAGTAATTGTGAATGTTTGTTCTTCCATTTGTCTTTTGTTAGACTTTTTTACTGTTAAATTTTTAAATCAATTTTTTATTTTAATTCAAGCAGATTTAAACACGACTGCCTGTGAGAATATCAATAGACACAGAAGTCTTGTAATTAACAAAGACATACAAATCAACTGCGAGAGCAGATAAATTTTGCCCAATAATATTGACAGACTTGGGAACTGCTTCTTCAATAGGAAGACAACGAGAAACATTCACGGCGTAATAGTTATACATAGTCTCAAAGTCTTGTTGGTTAATCAGACCGCTATTTACACCGTCTGTCAAACCTCCATTGACCGCATTCAGTCCATATAACTGCTGTGTGAATTGTTCGTAAGTATAACGTTCTGTGTTATAAATTGCGTTTTGTCCGCTAATGACGACATTAAAGTTTCCAAGAAGACAAAGAGGAGAAGTTGTCCCACCACCTTCTGTGGAGAAAGGTGATTGATAAGGCGTAATACCATTATTACCAGCAAGTGCTGGTGTAGTCAATCCATTACCAGTAGTAGGAAGAGTTCCAGTGTTATAAAAGGGCAAAACAAGAACTGTCTGTATTCCACTTATACCATTGGTTATAAGATTGTTAAAATTGGTATTAGCAGGAACATTAATAACTTGATACTGATACAAATCGTTATAAACAATTGTTTTAACAGAAGAAGTAAGATATGCCTGTTCGTAAATAGGATTGAAGACATATGAAGGAATATTGAGCATAATAGAAGCAAGAAGAGGAGATTGTTTAATACCCTGAACTGACGCTTGTGCTGGGTTAATAACTCTCCCACCAACGGCAAGAGAAGCATTATATGAAGCAACAGCAAGAATATCACTACCATTATTCGCAACAGCAGAAGCAATCATAAGTGGGTTTGTTCCGCCAAGAGGACAAACAAGATTTGTCAAGGCAGTAAAACCATTAGCACTATAAGCAAATTGGAATGAAGAGTTATTGAGGTTCATTGTAAGTTTCATAAAAACACCTTTCAACAAAGGAACTTCCTGAAAGAAATTGTGAAGGTGGCGTAATTTGATTTGACCGACAATTGCTTGTTGAATAATGCCGATTGTTCCTGCCGTTGTATCACCATTAACTTTATTGTAAATATATGACTTATATGACTGGTCTATCGCACTTTGAGGAATTAATGCGTTATACGCAACATTTCCACTTGTTCCTACTGATTGTCCGTTAAATGCGAAATACTGCTGACGCTTCAAGAACCCAATATTACCAATTGTTGCCTGACCGAGTGTTCCTGCTGGAACAAATGGAGTAATATAATTTTGGTTATTGGAAACTCCAATGCCGTTATTAGTTCCAAGAGGCGTCGCTGCGACAAACTGGTTGAACGCAAAGGAAGTAGAAGTATCTGGGTAGAAACCAATTGACGCCCATTCAGTAAAGTCGTTATAGTTGAACGAAGTTATAAGACAAAAGTTGTTCCACAGATTTATAAAAGGCGTCTGTTGTATAATTGTCGTCCCGTTATAGTCCAGGGTGAAGGAATGGACGACAGTTCCCAACCAATTTTTAAGACCCATAATATAATCACCACCAGTAGAAGTTCCCTGTGCCCCAGCAACAACCCAATCTACTCCTGCTACTTGGGTCAAAGTTAAAGTCAAAGGCAGTATAATTGTCGCTTCATAGTATGACATATATTTATTACTGTTCGCTAATTGAGAAGTATCAATTACTGACTGGTTTCCAATATAAGATTGGTTCATATTGTCTAAAATACTCAACCAGTCTCTACGAACGAAAATTTGGGGCGTCCCCTCAGTTGATTGAGACATATCAAAGAGCAAAGTATCACCTTGTTGGGCATTTCCTGACATATTATATTTTATACTGATAAAATAAAATACTCCTAACTACGCATAGATAATGTATATTATGCGTTAAAATATTTAAAACGACTTGGTCGTTTTAAATATTCAAGACGCTTTTTTAGGCGACATAGTCGCCTAATCAAGCGTTAAATGTGATATTCTTCTTTTTCATTGCCGGTTTTGCTAAAAGATTTTGAAGTTTCTCATTCACCCCTTTTAAATGTCTATGTTGAGATTGAGACATAGGCACTTCATTTGGTCTAATCCCAGTTCCTAAACCTGAACCCATAGGAATAGGACGACCTGTTATTTGGTGATATTCATTTGGACTGTCATAACTACTACCAGCACCCCCTCCACCTCTGCTTAATAAAACGCTTCCCATACCTGTTCCAAATGGAACTCTTCTACCAAGAACAACATTATTCGTCATATTTTGAGGTTTGAAAACTCTTTGAGGCATTATATATTAATACAAGAAATTTATATATTATAAATCTTTTTTCATTTTAATATCTTTTTTAACATTCCTTAATTTCAACAAAGAAGTCATTAGAGTATTCAAAAGAGATAATTGTTTTGTTATATCTTTCTCTTTATGTTTTTCCATTTCCGTTGAAGTATTCTTCATATCATTCAATAATCTCGTATGTTCTCTCATAACATTATCATATACTTCATTCAAGTATTGTTCTGTGAGTTCTGCGTTCATATTATATTAAAGTTATTTTGAACCAGTTAATAACGCAGTTGTAATACTTCCTATATCTTGTTGAGTATTTCTTATTTCAAGAGTGATAGTCATATTTGGGTCTAAAATTTGAATAGGTTGTAAATTAGTGCCTAACCAACCAAGAACAAGTCGGTCATAAGTTCCTTCTAAAATTTTATTGAATATGAGTTGAGGTGGCGTAAATACTATCTGGTCTCCAACATTAGCATTTGGCGTAATAGAATATATAATAGAAGAAGGAATAGTATAAGGATTAGATATACCACTACAAGTAAGAAATAGTGTAGGATTTGGTTGAACTTCCGGTGCTACACTACTAATGGTTGATTGATTAGTAGCATTATTTATTGTTGAAGGAAATGTTGTATTTGCTGAATATCCTATAATTTTATTGAAATTCGCAGGAATAATAAATTGAGGTGTAAAAGAAGTAGTTGGTGGTGTTCCAGCAGGACTTCCACCTGCGTAAGTCCAACCACTTGGAAAAGAAGTTGGAACAGCAAATGAATTCAACTGAATACCATATTCAACAGCATTCACAACCATTTCTAAATAATATACATAGTTTCCACTTGCGTCAATAGCGTAAGTATTGTTATTAATCATTTCATTTTGAAGAAAAGCATTAATATCGCTAATATTATATGTTCCATTAGGAATTGTAATTGTATAAGTATTATCAACAGCAGTTCCGTCGTCGCTCCAAGTATATTGAAAAGTATTATTTTGTAAAGCAGACGAAATGTTATACCAAGAATAAAACATACTAACATTACTGACTGCTAATGCGTGATTTGACAAACGGACGGAATTGGGAAACTTGAATACCAATTGATTATTGCCGTTATTAAGATTGACAATATTGGATTGATTGAGAATGATAGTAGAAACTGACATATATTATTAATCAAGAAATAATAATATATTTTTTAACGCTCATATAATGGATTATTGCTAAATGCGTGTTGAACTTGGTGAGACATAATAGGAATTGAACTTGTCATTTGGTGAAGAACTATTGGTGTATTTCCTAAACTTACTTTGGGATTAAAATTGGAAGTTGCTGTTGTATGTCCGTGTCTTGTAAAATGAAATTGAGGAACAGGTCTTGTTGCCTCGTCTTTTACACAATTTTCAAGATTAGAAGGATACTTAACTCTCGGCATATTATTATCAAAGATTTTCTTTTCAAAATAAAGTCTTGGAAATTTATTGTTTTACCCTTGTGAGAGAAAAGTTGCTTCATAAATTATTTATATCAACAGGAAGATTAATACTGTCTGTATTTCCTCCTGTAATCTTCTTTTCAATTGAAATAGGTATTCTTTCTTTTGGGTCAGCAGAACGAAAGAAATGTTTAAGTATATATTCATTTTTTTGAAAATCCATAGATTTATCTAAATCGTCAAACAAATCCAAGAAGTGATTAGTATCATTATACAAGTCTCCTGTTCTTCCTTGAAAAGAATTAATAAAATGACCAAAACCAAGACAATAATATCCACAAATATCTCCAACTATACTTTGAATATTTTTCTTGTTATATGGAACTTCTTTTTGTTTTAAAAATTGTTGAACTTCTAATGGAGCAACAACTCCCATACTATCCATATAAATATTTTCTATAACACCATTAGGATATTTATTAGATTGAAAACAAGTCCAGTGAGACCCACTATTAGGTTTTCCATTTTCGTCTAATTCGTCTTCCATATTTATAACATAAAATTTATTGTGTTGTAATTTCTCATATTTAAGCAAATCCTTAAAATCGCAGAAAGCAAGTGGTATATTCATTTTCTTTGCTAAAACTTCTATTTGAGTATTGCTTAAACTTCCCATTATATAAATAAAAAATATTTTCTAAATTAGTAAATGACGCATAAAAAATATAAGAAAGCAAGGCGTAGAAAATACGCCCAACAAGATAATACGGAAGAGTTTAGGGATAAATCTCTATGTATATATAAAATGATTGAAACCGAATTCTCACCAGCATATCCCAAGTGGTGTTTTTACCATAACATAAAAAATTATACGGATATGCCTTCTTGTGTGAGAGGTTCTTATAAAAAATTGCTCTATAATAGAAATATAATTGAATTTGATAAAAAGAATAAAAATATGTTGAGGTGGGAAGATAGATTACACGAAGCAGTTGAAAAACATAACAACTACGAAGAAAAACCTTCTAATGATACTTTTTTATTTTTAAAACATTTAATTTTTATAGATACTGACACCAAAAGACAATTACATAAAAAAATAAGATATGAGATTTATGAGAGAGAAGATATGGATAATGTTATTTCAGATAATGAAGACTTTGAGGTAGAAACGGAGGACGAAGATTTCTAATTTTAAAATCTCTTTCCACAAAATAGTTTTGAGAATTTATTGATTTACCCTTGTCCCAGAAAAGTTGCTTCATATTTTTATCTCTTGAAAGTAATTATATAGAACTTTGTTATAATAAAAAAAATTAAATATTAGAGATAATCCTTTCTTAATATATGTATAATGAACCAAAAGCAAATCATTACTTTTTACAACAGAGAGTTAAAAGAAATAAAAATTAGATTGGGAACAGCAACCATTAACAAAGATTTACAATTTGAAATTATATTTGAATATAAAATGAAAATTGAAGACAAATTATATTTGTTGAAAAGAAATATAATTTCTAAATCAAGAAAATTAAGGAGATAAATTTTATCAAACGCCCTTTGGGCGTTTTAGAAAATCAAATCTTCTGTGAAGATAATAATTTTTCGTTCTTTTTATGTTTTTCACTCTCCAAATGGGTTTTAAAAGTTCTTGCTATATATTCTCTATTACAACATTCACAGAATGTTTTAATATCATTTTGTTTTTTCAATCGGTTCGCTTTATTGACTGCCTTCTTTTCTTCCATTATCTTTTTTCTTTCTTCTGCTTGTTGGAGTTCTTGTTCCAATTTATAAATCTCATATTGCTTTTTCATTTCTTCCAATTGATTATTCAGTTCAATATACTTTTCTTCGGTTATATGATACTTTTTTCTTATATCAGGTAAATAATCTTCCAAAAATAAATTAAATGCTTTTTTCCAACGCATTCTTTCGTCTGTATCAGGAAAGAACATAAATGCTTGTCTTTTTGATTTACAATTATAATCTCTTCTTTTTTTACAATTATAATATTCTCTACAAAATTTTTCTGCGTCATTAAATTCTTTACGATACTCTTTACAATTAACATATTTTTCATTTTCATAATAACCAGTAATACTTTTTATATAAAATTCCAATTTTTGAATTTCATTAAATTTTTCAAGCAAGGAAGTCATTATTACTTTAAGGTTATAAATTATTATCTTTTTAAATTCAAATCAATTTTATTTTTATGAAGCAACTTTTCTGGGATAAGGGTAAAACAATAAATTCTCAAAACTATTTTAGCAATTCGTTCAAAGAGTTTTGAAAAAGTCTTGGATAATATATGAGCGGTTCTTTTCAATTCACTCTTGACAACTTTCACCAATATTCTCAACAATTAAGAGTAATCATTATGTCTCGTCAAAATTACGACCCTATGACCCAATTTAAACATTTAGAACCAAAACAACAAAGATTGTTTAATGAGGAGTTGAATAAATATATTAGAGCATTAACAGGGGACTTTCATAATAAAATTACAGAAGATTTCAATTATATATGTCAAGAAGAAATATTTCCCTTCTTGAATACCAAATATAAAAATATGGCGGTAAGACCTTCTAATGAAGAGGAACTCTCAAAAGAAACCAAAGAATATACCGAGTTGATATTCAAGAATTCTATGTTAGACAACGAATTAACTGAAACTCAACTCAACAAAATTCCAGTTAATGATAATTAATAAATAAATTATTTTTTTTTATTAATTAATATATATGAACCCTAAATTTTGTAGGACAGCAAGTGATAGGAATAGTGCGAGAAACGAATATATTAAAAATCTTCAACTGGAAACCAGTAATAATTTAATGAACTATAACGCAAATCAAGTCTTTAAACAAACAGGGGTATTACCACCCTCCATTACTGCCTTGTTAGATACACGCAGTATAACTGAAAAGTATGCTGATACACAAAAGGCAAGAGTAGCAGTATTAAGTGGATTACGAGAAATTACTGACGGTGCGAATGCTAATCAAATCGTATCTCAAATACAATCAAAAGATATGATTACACTTCTTAATAATCTTCCTCAAATAATAGCAGAAATCAAACCCAAGTGGAGTTTAGGAATTACTGCTCCTGCTTTTATGGGATATTGGGATAATTACAAGAAGGCAATTGCTTTGAATAGCGGTGTATCTGTTTATCCTATTATACAATCTAATCAACTTCTTACTAATATTGAAGGAGTATTACAAGATATAAAAGCAACATTACCAAGTCAAGAAGAATTACAACAATTAAAAAATTTATTCAATTTACTTCCTAAATCAACAAAAACTCAAATGGCGAGTAAAATAATAGAAGACGCAAAAAAAGAAGCAGGTAGAATAACAGCAAGAGCAGACGCAATATCAAGAATTAAAGAAGCAGACCCAGTTTTATTACAAGAAAAAATACAAGTTATACAAATGGCGATAAATACATTTCCTGATAGACAACTTATTAGAGATTTAACACAACAAGCACAAATAGCAAGTCAATTGGATAGAAGTCCCCAAGAAGCAGATAAACTTGCTGACGAAGTAATAAGTGATTTATCAATAGCACAACCAAGTTTAACACAAGAATTTGAAAGTTTGGAAAAAGAATTAGAAAGTTTAGTTTCTACACCAATTTCCACAACCAGTAGTCCTATGACAACAGTAGCAAGTGAAAGCACAAGAGAACAAACTGGAAGAAATGAATATATTAATACAGAAACTGGTAAAAGAGAATTTTTTCAAGGAATACCTGAAACATTTTCTCAGTGGGAAAGTATGAAATGGGAAAATAAAAGAGATTTTATAAAAACTATATTTAAAAATAGCGACCCAAGAATTAATTGGGGAAGTATTCCAAAACCTCATAGTATTAAACATTTAGCACAATATGAATATAATCCAGGAAATACAAAATATACAACAAAAGGAGAAAGAAGTAATCAATGGATAGGAGATACTAATATTGAAGAATTAATGAAAGAATATTTTTCTCAAAAAAGTAAAGGTGGAGCAGAAGAAAGTAAATCAACTGGAACAGAACCGCCATTAGAACCAACACCAGAAGATATACAAAAGGGAACAACTGGTTCAGGAATAAAGAAAAAACATAGAATACAAGGTAAAGGTGTTAATGCTCATAGAACTCACGCACCAACAACTAATTTAACAAGTGGTGGTAATTACTATCAAAAACCAAAAATAGATACTTCTCATAAGGTAGAAAAAGTTCCGTCGTATATTGAATTTGGTAAGCACGTATTACACCAACATAATCTTCAAGGAGGTATTCTTCAAATACGAAGACATTCAGGAACTATTATCAACGACTTACCAAGACAGGCAGTAGGAGGAAAGTTAAAGAAAGTATTGATTACACTTACAGGCACAGGCAGTCCTTCTTTTGAAGATATAAATGAATTGACAGATAGTGAGAAGAACCTATTGAATAAAGTGGTTAAACATTGTAAAATTGACCAAAGATTACTTGTTCCTACTCCTAATAAAAGTAAAGAAGAACAAGATTTCAATAGATTACAAATACTGTCAGGAGAAATAACTGCCGGTAATAACAACCCACAGATAGTAAAGGAGTTGAAAACCGTTTTATTAAGATTAAAAAATTGTGGAAGAATACCCAAGAAACACGCCCACGAGATTATGGAAGATTTACTTTCTCTTGGGTATTAGACTTTTGAAAATTTATTGATTTACCCTTGTCCCAGAAAAGTTGCTTCATATTTTATTTCCCAGTAAGTAAATATTAATTTCTTTAAAGATAAAGAAAAAAATCTAATAATATGTTCGTTCAAGAACTTTAAGTTCATATAATATTTTCTTAAAAAAAATATTATATTTCTTTTCATAAAATAGTTTTGGAAATTTATTGATTTACCCTTGTCCCAGAAAAGTTGCTTCGTATTTTGATATTTTATGGAAGTTAGTTTTACCGACTTCTTTAACATTTTGTAAATATTGTTCTCTCCATTTACCTTGATTAGCAACAATCATATCAAATCTTTCTTGTGTCATTTCTTTTACACCTTCTGGTCTTTCTAATTTAACAGGACTATTCGCTCTTCCAGTATAACAAAAAAAACAGTATTTTTAGGTTTTCTACCCATTAGTAAATATTAATTATTAAATTTAGATTATTTTTTTAATTCTTTCCGTTTTCCTTCCAATTCCCATTTTCGTCTTTATACCAATCAATTTCTTCTTGGTTATTAGCATATAATTTATTACATTCAAGAAATTCAGTCCATAGTTCGTGAGATTTAACTTGTGTTATTTTTGTATTATATTCTTCTTCTGTCATAGCAGATAATTCTTCTTCTGTATATTCCAAATGAGGAAATATAGTAAATTTATCTTTTTTCAAATCTCTTATCCTATGTGCTTGTTTCAAATTAAAAGTAAAGGTAGAAGCGTATATCATTCTGTTTGCTATTCGTTCGTCTTTGATTTCTCCAATTTTAATTGATTGAAATTTCGCTTCGTGGTTCATAACACACTTTTTTCTTTTCATATGATTTTCCATATTTCTTCCACCACACAAAATCATAGCAGAACACCTTATACATTTTTCATATCTATCGTCATAAACTTTTTCCAATTCACTCATATATTTATAATCTCCAACACTTCTTGTTGCTCGTCTTACCATAGTTTCAAATATAGGAGTATTGATAATTTGTATTCTTGTTTCTTGAAATAATTTTCTCAATTCCATAAATATATCACAACTTTCTTTATATTGTCCGTCTGTTATTTGAGACATACTTTCAATTAATTCAAGAAGACGAAAGATATATGTATCAAATTCCTTCTTCTTCTCACTTTCAGTTCGGTTGTCAATATTCATACCGCTCATTTCGTTCTGTGTTAGAAAGATATATGTATTATTTTTAAATCAATTTTTTATTTTAATTGATAGTTAAGATAAAATCACTTCTTCACATACACTCCTTCTATCATATGAGACGAAGTTCCCATATCCTCCGCTGTCTTCGCCATTTGTTTATTTTGCTCAATTGTATGTCCATAGAGTTTAGTTAGATATGAATGTCTCAATAAATTGACCGACGCCTTCTTTCCAAATATAGTTTCAAAGCGTTGGTTCAATTTTACAGAAGTTAATGGATTACTATTATTGTCAAAAAGTAAGTAATCAGTATGAGGTGATTGTTTAGACCATTTCAATAATATTTTTTTGAGTTCAGGAGGAATATTTAATTCCTGTTTTCCATACCATTTAGCAGTCTTGAATATATTGAATACCATTTCGTTCTTTTTCCAATCAATATAGTTGTCTTTATCTTTAACTATTTGTCCGCCTTTTTTCATATTCACATAATCCAAACTACGCCTGACTGGAATAAATATACCTCCCAGTAAGCAAAGAATAATATAATTTTGAATACATTGTAAATCATTCATAGTAAGAGTAGATTTCTTATATAGCAGTCCTGCTTCTTTTTTGAGTTTCTCATAAGTAGATAATATTTCTTCTTGGGACAACCAATTTTCTTTTTGAGTTTCACTCTTTTCTTGGTTAGACATATCTTTATTGTAATTAGAAATATCCTCTAACATTAGTTCTCTATATTTTTTATTATCTGTCAAAACAACCAAAGCAGATAAGGTTGTTTTTCTTTTATTGAAAGGAATATCTTTAAGAAAATCAATAATTTTATCTGTTTCGTCAAACTTTTTAAAATCCATATCTTCGTTTCCAAAGACTTTTTTATACAAATTAGAGAGAATAGAATTATAGGTTGTCAAAGAAGAAGCAGATAGAGTATTTCGTTTTTCCTTAATATATTCTTTGAGGTTCATATATATTAAGGAATAAGTTAATTTTAATTATATTACGAACAATTGATAAAAAAATATGAAGCAACTTTTCTCTCACAAGGGTAAATCAATAAATTTCCAAAACTATTTTTTCAAATCAAGAACAAGAATATTCTTCTGGATTGTATATATCTAAAAATCCTTTTCTAAATCTTGAATGAGGTTCTTCTTCATAATCAATAATTAATGGAGAAAATTTATGTTGTGTTGCGTCTTCATACATAGCAAGTAATTGTTCTTTGGTTAATCCAAGTCCTGCTTCTTTCAAAATCATATTTACTTCTCTATGTCCTGACAATTTTAAAATTATTAAATAAGAGCAATTATTTCTTATAATCTTGGGAATAGCAAAATATGACTGGGAGATAAAGACAACCGACACATTAAGTTTTCTTGCTCTTATGTAATAATTTTCTACTGGGGATAAATCTTTGGATAAGACCAAGTCGTCTAAAACTACTAAATGATTTTCTTTTTTATCAAATTTATCCAACGGAGGTAAATTAGATAGACCTTCTTTAATTTGTATTTGGTCGCTTTTAGTAGTTAAGTAATTATACAACGGTTCGTCTTTATTACGTGTGATAATTGTAATATCGGCAAACGTTCCGTCGCACCCTTGACAACACAAGTGAATAAAATTTATCAACCAGTTAGTTTTACCACTGCCGGAGGGGGCAACCACTACTGCTCTAAAAGGCAGTTTAAATCTATGTAAGTGATAATTAGGATTTTTCGCTTCTACAATCATATCTTTCGGCATTACTTTATAGAAATTAATCATACCACTTTCAGTAATTGCGTCTTTGGGTATTTTCTGTTTCTTTGGGGGCATATTATATTAAGATAATAAAAAATTGATTACATTTTAACACATATCTTCTAAATAAGAAGAATGGAAGAATGGAAAGTAATCAACGATTTCCCAAATTATTCAGTATCAAATATGGGTAATGTTAAAAATAATAATAATGGATATATTTTTAGTAAATCACAAGATAAAGACGGATATTTAAAAGTTGAAATATATGATAATTTAAAAAAAAGAAAATGTTTTCGTATTCATAGATTAGTAGCAATTCATTTTCTTCCAAATTGGAATAATTATGAAGAAATAGACCACAAAAATCATATTGTAAATGATAATAGAGTAATCAATCTTCGTTGGTGTGATAGAAGTATTAATAGTAGAAGTAGAAGAAAATTTACAAATGCTGTTTCAAAATATAAAGGAGTATATTGGAGAAAAGATAAACAAAAATGGATTGTAGCAATTTTTACAAGTAATAATGGTAAAAGAATAAAAAAACAATATGGAAGTTTTGATAATGAAGAGGAAGCAGGTTTAGCATATAATAAATATATTTTAGACAATCAATTAGAAAATATTTATGTGTTAAACGATTTGAAATAATATATCTTCATTATATAAATGAGTTCAGGTATTACCTATCCGCCACCAGTATATATACCGCCATTACCAGTTTTTAATCCTCTTTTCTTTCCTCAATCTTTTGGAACAACCACAACAAGTGGTGGGGGGGGAGGTTTTACAAATATTTTTCCAAATGGTTTAACAAGTGGAAATGTAATTACTATGGACGGAGGAACAGGTGGAGGAGGAGGAACAGGTGTAGAAAGAACAATTACAGGAATTTCATATTTAGATTTTGTAGATAGTGGTGAAACTGACCCAACAAATATTACTGGTTATATTACCTTGAATGGTAATACTTTGGAAATAGGTTCAAATACAGCGTCAAGTGGAATAAATGTAAATCTTTTAGGTTCTGTCGTTTCAGCAAACGGAACACCCATAGGAGGAGGTGGAGACGTATTTCTTGCTGGTAATAATACTTTTACTGGAACAAATGATTTTCAATCAACTTTTACAGTAGATAATGCTTTAACAAATATAGGACAATTAGGTAGTAATAATACTGCTATTGGTGATAGTGCTTTGACAAGTTTAACAACTGGTATAAATAATACTGCTTTTGGACACCAAGCATTAAATAGTGAAACAACAGGAAGTCAAAATATTGCTGTGGGAGTTTTATCATTAAATTCATTAACACAAGGAAATACTAATACTGCGATTGGTTATGCTTCTTTAAATACTTCAACTTTGGATAATGGTAATACGGCAATAGGAATAGACGCAGGATTTAGTTTAAATGGAAATGGTTCAAATAGTAATTATAATACATTTATTGGAATAGGAGCAGGAAAAAATCAATTAACAGGAACTAATAATATTGCGATAGGACAAAACTCAGGAGCAACTCTTTCTCTACCAAATTTAAGCAATACAATAGCAATTGGATATTTAGCAAGTCCAGCAAATAATAATGATATAATTTTAGCACCAAGCAATACTAGTTATGTAAAATTTTCAAATGTATCAAATACTGGTTGGTGTTTGGAAAGTCAAAGCAGTTCTTACGCAACCCTAAAAATATTAGGAACAGGAGGAGTATCAGCAGGATTAGCAGGAAGATTACAAATTGGAGCAGGAACAGACGGTGGAGGTTCTTTACAAGTTGAAGATAATGGAACTAATCCTCCTACAAATACTGGATTTGGTAATTTTGCTTCTGTTAATGGTCTTCCTTTTTTTTATAGTCCAACAACAACTTCTTGGTCTGAATTAATAACAACAACAAATGTCATTTCATTAACTTCTGTTGCTGTAAATTCAAGTGGTCTTGGAACACAATGGAGATTTACTCCATTAGTAATTCAACCTATTTCTACATATCCTACTCCCCCTTATGGAACTACATTTAATTGGACTGTATATACAAATATTACTTCTTCACCTCAAACAACCTCCCTTAATACTCAATTAAATATTCAAGGTCTTTATACTTCTATAACAGGAACTGGTGTAGCACAACAATTTACATATGCTGGAACTACTTATTGGGGATATGTATTATCTTCTACTATTAATTCTATTGGAGCATTAACAGATTTACAATTTCAATATAATCTTGTCACTACTAATAATAACTTTTTTTTTACTTGTTCTTCAACTGACCCTTCTTTATTATCTACTACACTTGAATTAATTATTAGACCTAATCCATAAATATATTGATATATTATATGTCTATTTCTTCATTAAATACTTCCGCTCAAACTGGATTAGTTCCACAAACACTTTTAGGATATTCTTCTAATGGTGTTTCTGCTATTGAAATTACTCCTACTACTATTACTTTGGGTGGAGATTTAACAACTACTCCTATATATGTAGGTATTAGTGCTTCTGGTGGTCTAACTACTACAAACCCAAATGGGTTGGATATTAATTGCGATATAGATATGAACTCAAATGATATTACAAATGTTGATACGATTTCTTCTACATTTAACCTTAATTTAAATGCTATAAACAATATTTTTACAACCAGTCCAATTGTTGTAAGCGACGGAACATTAAATAATACTATTACTGGTGCTGGTTATACAACCAGAGTATCAACATTAAATGCTCTACATTATCTTACTTTTGTGGAAGGACCAGCAACTGGAAACTCACCAGTAAGAAAAACAACTGGAATTACTTGTAATCCTTCAACTAATAATATAACGGCAACCACATTTACTGGGTCTGCTTCAACCGTTGCTCTTACAACAGATAATGCTAATGGTTCTTTTAACATACCATTTGTAAAAACTGCTAATGCTAATGGTAATATTTTATATGTAGATACTACTGGACAAACCATAGCGTATAATCCAGCGTTGGGACAATTATCAACTACTCTTTTCGCTGGTTCTTTATCTGCTCCTATTACTCAAACTGCTACTACATATACTGCTGGAACTCAAACATTAGCATTAGCAATTAGCAATAGTATTACTTATGTTAATTTTGTTTTTACAATGACTGGTGATATAAATAATTTAACTCTTACTGGATTACGACCAAATGGTGAATACTATCTTTATCTTACCAATACAAGTGGGACTGCGAGAACTGTAAATAATGTTTTAGGAGGAACTGCTAATATTAGGACTTCATATTTAAGTCCTATAACTATACCAGCGACAACCGGAAAAGGTGTAATGAGAATTTTATTTGACGGAACAACTTATTATGTAGATACAAATGTATATAATTAAATCTTAATATATAATATGTCTATTTCTCCAATAAATACTTCCGCTCAAACTGGATTAGTTCCTCAAACACTTTTAGGATATTCTTCTAATGGTGTTTCTGCTCTTGAAATTACTCCTACTACTATTACTTTGGGTGGAAATTTAACTACCACCCCAGTTTATGTATCTATCAACGCTACAAGTGGTCTAACTACCACAAATCCAAATGGGTTGGATATTAATTGCGATTTAGATATGAACTCAAATGATATTACAAATTTAAATAGTATAACCGCTACAAGTGCTTTTTCTATTAATGCGACTACTATTGATATAATTACTTCAACTGGGGATATAGTATTAGAAACGCCAACGCAAGTTGCTATACTTGACACCGCTGGTCTTAATACAAATATTATTACTTCAAGTGGATATACAACAAAGAATTCTGTTCAAAATATTACTCATTATCTTAATTTTAGCGATAATTCCGCTACTGGTGTAGGTCCTATACAAAAAACCACTGGTATATCCTGTAATCCTTCAACTAATACTATAACGGCAACAACATTTAATGGAAATGCTTCAAACGCAACACAAGTATCTTTGACAAGTGATAATACAAGTGGGACTTATTATATTCCATTCAGTAAGACAACAACCGCTAATAATAATACATTATTTATTGATAATGCTACTGGACCATTAACATATAATGCTGTAAATTCAACATTAAATTGTCAAACAGTTGACGCTTCTATTATTTTACCGACCTCTACCACGAATGCGACTTTTGCTGGAACTACTCTAACTTGTAATTTCGGAACAACCAGTCTTGCTGGTTTTAGAGTAGGAATGATTGGTTCAACAAATACAATATCTATATTAGCATTTACTAATGGTGTAATAAATGGAAGATATACAATTACAATAGCAAATACTGGTTCTGGGGATTTAACTATAAATGGAACATTTGCTCCAAGTGCTACATATTTAACAACCGATAATACAGTCCTTACTATACCTACTGGGGGTCAAGCATTAATGGTTGTTAGATTACTGACTTTTACAGTTGGAGGTAATGATTATATTATTGAAAGATATAGACTTTATTAAAATATCAATAATATTATGGTCTCTATGAGTGAGGTTTTTTGGGTTGGGGTCTATACAAGTCTAATAGGTTTTGTTTTAGCATTAGCAAGATTTGCTTATAAATCAAAGTGTTCCAAAATAGATTTTTGTTGTATTAAAATAGAGAGAAACACAGAAGGAGAAGTTAAAGAAGATATATTAGAAATGGAAAGACACCCTGAAACAAAAGAAAATAAATCTAATAATAATGTATAATGATTATTACAGATATAAAAGAAAGTCCAAAATTAACAAAAAGGTTCAGAGCAAAATTATCAAACGGTCAAGAAATAGATTTTGGTTTAGACGGTGCTTCAACATATATAGACCATAAAGACGAACTCAAACGAAGAAATTATTGGGCGAGACATTTTGCGTCAAGAAATGAAAGACATTTGATATATAATCTTATACCAAGTCCTTCATTATTATCAGCATATTTACTTTGGGGTAAATCAACTTCATTAAGAGAGAATATTATAGAATTAAATAAAATGTTAGAAAGTAAATATGGCGGACTGGATAATAAATAATGAAGCAACTTTTCTCTCACAAGGGTAAATCAATAAATTCTCAAAACTATTTTTTGAAAAAGAAAAGATTAAGAAATATACATTATCTTTTTATTCTATCAGTAATATATAATGGAAGAAATCCCAATAGCACATTTAAGTAGTTCTCATAAAAGAAAAATAATGAAGGGAGAACCAATTAGAATAAAACACGGAGGAGCAGTAATGTTAAAAGTTCATAGTGAAAGAATGCCGAAAATATCAAAGGCGTTTAAAAATGGTAAGGCACATACTATGACTATGTCTCCGGAAGAATTACATATTAACGGAGGTTCTATATTTGGAAATAAGTTTGACAAATTTTTAGATAAACACGGCGTAAAGAAGGCAGTATATGCGGTTGGCGACCAAATTAAACCAATAGCAAAAACTGCTATTACTGCCGGTTTGCTTGGTGGAGCAGGAGCATTAACTGGATTGGAAACATTTGCTACTGGTGGAGCAGGTGCTTCACTTGCTCCTGCTATTGGCGTTGGTGCGTTGGGTTTATCAGCATTAGCAAGTGATTATTTGGATAATCCAAGAAAATATCAAGGAACACAAGCAAAGAAGGACGCAAATATTGCGTTGAATGATTTGAAATCAGCAGGTATGTCAAAGGTGGGACAATATGGAAATCAAATTGGCGGTCAGTATGGTATGAGCGAACTGGGAACAAATCCTTATGGTTCTTTGAATGCTATGACAGGACAAAATTTAGGAGTATTGGGACAAGCAAACGGACAACAAGCAATTTCAAATAGCATTAATCAACAACTATCAAACGCACAAGGGTTTGCTCGTGAAGCATTATATACTGCTCCTGTAATGAGTGGAGGGTTGAACGCACCAAGTGTTCTCCAATCAGCACAATTACAAAATCCTTTGAGAGTTAATCCTTTGATAGGAACACCAACTGCTGTATCTACACAAGCACCAAATGCCGACCACCCTGCTCTAATTGGTTCAGGACTTGGAGCAGGTCTTAAACCACACAACGACCATATTATGAGTGGAACAGGTCTTCACCATATAATTAAACGACATTCTCAAAGTCATACATTAAGAGGTCAAGGTGTTAAAGAGAGACACGGTAAGCATATTGAAATGGGAAGTATTGGTATTCACGGCAATCTAACCAGAACGCCACAAGCATTATCTCCTGCTCCTTATGCTACTAATTTTATGTGGAGTTCAACATTACCTCCTGCTTACAAAAGATTTAACGCAACCCCAGCACAACCGTCCCCCCTATTTTGAGGCGGTTGTCTCCCAGTTAGTCTAAAAGGCGTATAAAAGACAGCGTTTAACTAAATATTAAGCAAATACTTAATATTTAGAGCAAATTTATTAAGTAATTACTATATAAAATTAATTTTATATAGACGACTGTGTGTTATTGCTTAATTTTGCTCTAATTTATCTATTAATTAAGATTAATCTTAATCTTAACTAATGATTAATACTGTCTGGGAGACAACCGGCACTCAAACGGCACTCATATTTAGAAATTTTGGTATGGAGACAACCTTACCGCACCACTATGAGGTGAGTTATTATCAACTTGTCCTGTTCCGTGAATACCAGTCCCTGAAACCTTACCCTTACCTTTCATAGCACGAAGTTTCGCCATATGTGCTTTCATTTCAGGAGACCCCTTCTTCATACCCATACCACAAGGTTTCTTCTTACGCATACCAGTTCCTTCCATATCACTATCACTTGAACTTTCACTACTGGTTTCGTCGTGTCCTCCTCTATGGAAGTCCATATTCCCTTTCTTGGTCGTATAGTCCATATCTCCTTTGTGTGTCTTACTCTTACTTCCTTTAACGCCTTTACCGACTGGGGTTCTTTTCTTGGGAGGTAATTTATACCCTGCGTATTCAATACCTGCTCTACCCAAGTCTTCTAATGGTTCGTGAAACTCTTTTGGTATTTTATTATATACTTTTTGAAGGTCTTGTTTAATAGTTCCACCTTTGGATTTTCTACCTCTCTTCTTAACACCCATACCAACAAAGTCTTTATTTCCTGATATACCAAGTGCTTGGTCTGCTTTATATCCACCATAAGAACCAAGTGCTGACCCCGCCATACCTCCTGCTGGACCGCCAACAAAACTACCTGCTAAACCACCTAATCCACCTAATATAGCAGGAATAGCATATTTACCTGTTGTCTTCAAATCACTAACAATATCTTTTCCTACTTGTGGAGTAAATGTTTGATTGAAACCAGTCTTTGCTTGGTTGTAAGTTTTTACTACGCCAGTTTTAATTTGGTCTCCAACTTTAATAGCAGGAGTAATCAAATCGTGCTGAACTGGTTGAACGATATTCTTTTGAACTGCCTGTGCTACACCGTTCTTCTGTGGGTTAAATGCTTTATTGAAGGCACTTGCTATTGGAGATAATTTACCGCCGTGAGGCGTAGCATACAGACCTTCTCCACTTGAACCACCACCACCTGCGGTTAATCCCATACCTAAACCCATACCAAGAGCAACTATATGTGGGTGGTGTAATCCGTGTCCCATTAACATTGGGTGGGGCATAACTTCGCTATGTTCTATTCCTAATAAATGGTGAAGATTTCTATGAGACCTCATATATATTTTACAAGATTATATTTTTCTTTTCCAAAATAAAGTCTTGGAAATTTATTGATTTACCCTTGTCCCAGAAAAGTTGTTTCATATTTTATATTAAATATTTAAAATTGAAACAAAAATTATTCCTTAATTTTCTTCAACAATCAACTATGGAAGAAGTTAAAGAAACGTGTTATTTTGCTAAAAAAGTTGTGGAAGAAGTTTTGGAAGAAAAAGTAGATATACCGGTTGTTATTGAAGAAGAAATAATTGTAAATTTTATACCAGAAGGATTTGGATTAGAAACTATTATTTGTAAAGGTGAAAAATTGAAAGAATTTAAAAAATTAGCAGATAATATTTATGAAGTATTTCTTGATTTGGAAGGGTATAAAATAACTTTACCTATTAAAAAAATTAATGGATTGTGTTGCGACCCAATATTTGAAATAGAAAAACGAGGAACAAGATATTGTATTAATTTTAGAATTGAAAGTCCAAAATTATTTGAAGAAGAAGACGGAGACCTTGTAAATAAATGTTATTATTTTCAAAGTTTAGGTTGTCCTCACGAAGACGAATTTGATAAAGATATTCATATTTTACATTCTTTAATAAAAATAATACATTTACTTGAATATCTTCATTATTGTTATGGTAAAAATAAACTTACTACAATTACAAATGATAATTTAGAATTATTTACTTCTGTATTTGAAACTCCAAATGTAGAAATGTGTGCTGATAAATGTTGCGTTTGTCTTACAACAACAACTAATAAAACTCCCTGTAATCACCCTCTTTGTTTTATCTGTTGGGAACAAATTAAATTTCATATAGAAAACGGAGAACATAAATTAGATTGTCCTATATGCCGACAAAATATACAACATACTGATTAATAAATTATGAAGCAACTTTTCTGGGACAAGGGTAAATCAATAAATTTTCAAAACTATTTTTATAAAGAATTATTTTTTATGTTCCAAAATATTCACATAGAACCTTGCTTTTTTTTCTGCGACCTTACTAAATTTATCAGGGTTTGCGACTACAAAAAGAGCAAAATGTTCCAAATCTTCTATCTTATCTTTAAACATAGGATTTTTCTTTAAAAATCTTTTCATTAAAGCACCAAATGTCCCCCAATTAATATTTTCAAAATCTACATTACCACCTGTTGGAACACAATTTGGAACTGTTTTACCTTTTTTTGTCTTCATTCCAACCATTTCATATCCTTTCCAACAAGGGTCGGTATTACCCCCTTTAATTTTTTTAATTGCTTTAATAATTTTATTTGATTGTAAATAGTCTTTTGGGTCTATGGGTTCTTTTGGGTCTGTTATATGACCTTGTAAATGTTTCAAAATCATATCATAATTTTTAATTGTATCTTCTTTGACACCTGAACCTTCTGCTTCGTGTAGTTCTCTTTCCTTCTTTGTTAATTTTTCACCTTTGGATAATTTTTCTTGTATTTTTAATCTTCTTGCTTCTTTTGCTCTTTCTGCTCGTTTGTCTTTATTACTTTTGATTTTTGCGTCATATGCTTCTTGTGCTGTCATATGTTTTCTTGGTCTTCCTCTTCCTCTACCACCACCTGCTCCTTGTTGCTCTTCTTCTTCTTCACTATCACTTTCTGGTTCTAATTGACTAACAGGAATAATTTTCTTGCTTTTCTTTTTAGGAGGTGATTTCTTTTTAGGAGTAGGTGGTTCTTCGTCGCTTTCACTATCACTCCCAAATATATCTTCGTGTGATACTTCTCTATCACTTAAACTTTCAATATCACTATCTTCTTTTGATTTATATCCTTTTGGAAAATCACCAAATCCACTTCTTTTCCAATTTTTGGGCAAAATAGGAGGAAGACCTCTTGTTTTATTATGAGGAAAATCCATAATTTCGTTTGGGTGTAAATGAGTAAGATAATTATAAATTTTTCTTCTATCTTCCATTCTTGGAAATTCTGCTAAACGAGGAATATAATGGCGTGGTTCTTCAATCTTATTAACTTTTGAAACTTGTAAATTTAACAATTTGCGTCCTTGTCTTGTAGATATATTTCTTGTTTTATTAATAACTTCATTTCCTCTATCTATAAGAAACCAACCCTTTTTTACAACTGGAACTTTTTCCATTTTATAAGTAATTTTACCATTTCTACTTTTATGAGCAACTTTTTTCATTTTAAACTTTCCATTTTCGTCCCTTTCAAATTCGTCAGTTTCATATGATTGTTCTGTAATAAATAATTGTGGAATTTTAATTTTTGGATATGATAAAGGTAAATCAACTCTCATATCTTCGTGTCCCCTAAATCCATTTTCTTCGTCGTCGCTCATAACATTCCTATATATTTTATTTTGGAAGAATAAAATATATTATAAAATATGAAGCATATTTTCTCTCACAAGGGTAAAACAATAAATTTTCAAAACTATTTTACAAAGAAGGAATTATGTAAATCAAATCGGCAATAGGGATATTGTAATGTTTAATAGCACTATCACTATTTCTACAAGCAGAAACCCAACTACATTCATATTTAGAAAATTTTTCCTTATTATATTCTATATAGTATGTGTGGTTATTTGAAGAAAAGTGAAAAACAAGTATCAACCGATTATTCTCTCCAACCTTACATTTATAAACTGGAAAT